AGTGAGCGGATGGGGGGGGGGGGGGTTTTTCTTATGCTCTAACCGTATGGAATCCCGTACGGTTTTTTGCTTGACTTTATCCGCAGTCGGTAAAGAACGGAAGATAATACCTAATTTTAGGAGGAATTTAAGAATGGCAGAAGACATTCAAGCACAAACTGACCAGCCAGTTAATGCTGGAGAAAACACTGAGTCACAAACTCAAGAGCAACCTGTCAAGACATTCACTCAGGAAGAAGTGACTGGTCTTGTCGCTAAAGAAGCCGAGAAAGCGCAAGAGAAAATCTTCAAAGACCTAGGGTTTGAAAATTTCAAGAGTGCCAAGGAAGGACTTCAGCAACTCAAAGAGTGGAAGGACTCACAAAAGAGCGAGGCGGAGAAACAGTCAGAAGCGCTTGCTGCTAAAGAGAAAGAGCTAGAACTTGCTTTGTCAGACAAAAAGAATCTGGAAGCGAAACTATCAGCTCTAACCTTGGGAGTAAACGCTGAGTCTGTAGACGATGTCATCACTCTATCTGCGCGCTTGGTATCCGATGAGGTGTCTATTGAGGACGCTATCGGCCAAGTGTTGCAGAAATATCCTCAGTTTGGTCGTACAGAGCAGTCTGAGGAGAAGAAACCAACGTTTTCAACTGGAGGTAATCCGACAGCTGGAACGAACCAAGAAGACGCCTTTTTAAAGGCTCTAGGACTAAATAATTAACAGGAGAATGATTAATGACAATCAACTATATTACTAAACACGAAGGCACTTTTGAAAAGAAATTGATGCAAGGCGCACTTACAAGCATCTTGGAAACACCACAAGTAAACTGGCTGGGCGCTAAGTCGTTCGAATTACCTACAATTTCAGTTACTGGCTACAAAGCGCACACTCGATCTAAAGGCTACAATTCTGGTACAGTTTCAAACGACAAGAAAGTTTACACACTAGGTTTTGACCGTGACGTTGAGTTCTTTGTGGATGCTGCAGACGTAGACGAAACAAACCAAGAACTTTCAACTGCTAATGTATCTAATACATTCATCACTGAACACGCTACTCCAGAAGTAGATGCTTACCGTTTCTCTAAAATCGCTACAGAAGCTATCACAAACAGTCACTTCAAGTCTGAAGATGATTTATCAGAAGTAAATATCTACACCAAATTGAAAGCTGCCCTTTTGCCAGTTCGTAAATACGGCGCTCAAAACATCGTTATGTATGTTTCTAGTGAAGTTATGGACTTCTTGGAACGCTCTAAAGAGTTCACACGATCAATCGCTACTACATCACCTCAAGGAATCGATACTCGTGTCACTTCACTTGATGGAGTTCAGCTTATCGAAGTTTGGGACGATGCACGCTTCAAGACTAAATTTGATTTCACTACTGGATTTGTTAAGGCTTCTGATGGTAAAAACATCAACTTCTTGATCGTGGCTAAGCCGGCAATCATTGCTAAGGCTAAATTCAACTCAATCTATCTGTTTGCTCCTGGTCAACACACTGAAGGTGACGGATACTTGTATCAAAACCGTCTCTATCATGATCTTTTTGTCTTGCAATCAAAACAAGATGGTGTCTATGTGTCTCACAAATCTGCTTAATTAGGGAGGTAGAAAATGCGTAAATACGAAAAAGGGAATCAAGTCTACACAGTACAAGAAGGTAGCTTGTTAGAAGCTCAGCTAATCGCTGATGGCTTTGAAGAAGTAATTGAAGATGGTCAAATCGCAGAAATTTTGGCCACTCGTTCAATTTCGGACATGACCTTGGCAGAGTTGAAAGCTTTTGCTAAAGAAAAAGGGGTTGAAGGTTATTCGACCAAATCCAAAGACGAGCTTTTGGAGGTTCTAAATGGCCAAATTTGAAGTTAAAACTAATTTCTATGTTGAAAAAACAGGGCAACAATTCGATGCAGGTATTGTATATGAAATGACATCTGCTGAAGCAGATGAGATCAACAGACGCTCAACCGCTCACTTTGGCGAAGAATGGCTTGAGTGTATCGAGCCAGATGTAGCACCTGTAGAACTTACAGAACCAGTTCCAGAAGTTCCTGAATCAACTAACTTTTTAATGTAAGGTGGTGTTGTCATGACCTACTTAACTAGAGAAGAGTTCAGAGGTTTAGGTTTTGATTCGGTTGATGATTTTGAACAATTGCTACAACGAGCGGAAATGACTATCGATGCTTACACTAGAGATTTTTACTCTATGAATAGCTTTGATACCGATATTGAGGCAAGAAAGAAGGCTGTCAAACGTGCCACAGCCTTTCAGATTGCTTATTTGGACAGTTCGGGCATCATGACTGCGGAAGATAGACAATCTATTGCTAGTATGTCAGTAGGACGGACATCAGTAAGCTATCGCACAGGCTCTCAGAATGGCTCTGGTTCGCTTTATTTAGCCGAAAGGTATAATTTATCGAGAGATGCTGAAAACTGGCTGAGAATGGCAGGATTTGGTTTTGCGAGGGTGGATTATGATAGATAAACGAATGCTACCTGACTCTTTGACGATTAAGAAGGTCGAAGGGAAAGATGAGTGGGGGAAAGAGACGTACTCTGACCCTCTTTATTTATCGCCTTGCAAGTTTGACAGAACCTTCTCTCATTCTGGAACGGGCAATCATCGTAGCGAAAGGAACTCATCGACTGTAATTGTCTATCCTAAATACTGCCCAGTAAAACTTGATAAAAGTTTTATTGGTGGTATCGTTGAGGAAGACGAGACCAGTTATGTCGTCAAAGACATTATTCCACAATACCATCCGTTTACTAAGAAGCTGTTAGCTTATGAAATCGAGGTGATTTGATGGGTGGTGCTGGTGTAAAGATTGACTTAAAAGGTGTTGAAAAGAAAGTTTCTCCAGAGAATTTCGCAAAAGGAAAACTAGCTATAGCTAACCAAATGCTATTGGATATGGATAGATTTATTCCAAAAAGAAAAGGAATATTAAGGTCTAGTGGACATGTTCGACAAGATGCCGTAGTTTATGCCGCTCCTTACGCCAGATTGCTCTATTATGGCAAGAAACGAAAAGGTTTCTTTTCTGAGAAACAAAGAAAGTTCTTCTTTGCGAATAAGAAGGAGCTACTGAGTCAAAAACCAACACCTGGAACTGGTCCGAGATGGGATAAGAAAGCCTCAGCTCTATATGCTAAGAATTGGGCAGAGGTCGGTGCCAAAGCAATGGGAGTTAAATAATGCACGAAAATGACTTTTCAGAGGTCTTATTAGAGCATATCAAAGGTGTTCAAACCCAAATCCCCTCAAAACACGGCTATTTAGACGAGCATGAGGGATTGGTAATCTATCCGCTTCCTGGTGGAAATGTGATAGAAGAGGACATGGCAGGGACGCAAATTGTGGACCTACCTTTTGAGATTGCAATCAAGTCAAAAGACCAGAAACTAATTGATAACACTCTATGGCAGATTAACACTGCCTTATCAAAAATCGGCTTGGAATTACCAAGCAAGAACAATTCATATAACTATTTAGGCCTTGAAGTTAAGAAACCGTATTTGAACGAGTTGGACGAACAAGGCTTTTACACTTATTTGCTGGATGTAACAGCAAATCTTGAAATCGAAAGGAAAGAATAAATGGCAAAGAACAAAAACGCACTACGAAAACATTTCATTGGTCCTTATAGCGCTGAACATCCTGAGACTGCACCAGAAAAAGAAGTGTATATGTGGATTGCTAAAGGAATTAAATCATCAGCTCCTGAAAATAACGAAGAAGACGACGATGCAGCATACTTTGACGGTGATGGAACTAAAGAAAATATCATCGTTTCAAAAACTCGAGGTCGCACATTTGAAGGGCATCGTGATTACTCAGATAAGGCTCAGAACTTTGTAGTAGACAAAGAAGATGAGGTTGGTGATGATCTTATCGTTTGGTATAAAGAAATTTCATCTGATGGTAAAACTCAAAAAGAGGGGTTAGCTCGTCTTTCTGAAATTGAAATTGGTGACGGTGAAGCTTCTGAGCTTGAAAAAATCAAGTTCAAGATTGTTTGGACTCGCAAACCTAAGAAATCAAACGTATTACCTGAATAGGGACAGGGCGGTTTTCCGCCTTGTCTTCTTTTTTGAAAGGAGATAAAAATGGTAGTAATTAAAAAAATAAGTAACATCATCCCTGTTGATTTTGGGGAGTTTCAGCTTGAATATGTAGCTAATGATGAAAATATCAAACGCATGAAAACAATCGGTCAGAATCTCGAAAAACGTGCTAAAAGACTGGAAGAAGCTGATGATGAGTCAGCTTTTAAAGAGGCTTACAAAGCATCTAAAGATAGTTGGACAGAGTTATTTGATGAAGAAGCTTTTGAAAAAGTCTATAAATTTTCAGGAGAAACAACAACGGATACTATCTATTATTTAATCCAAGCAATTCGAGGAATCGTGTCTGAGTTTGAAAATCGTAACTCTGAGCAAGCTATCAAAAAATACCTAGAGGGTTAGTTATGCTAGATCTATCACGAAAATTAACAGATGAGTTGGTTATTGGTGATAAGGTCTACTCTCTCAACATGTCTTTTGATAACATCATTAGACTCTTTGAAATGTGGTGTGATGAAGAGATACCAGAACAGGTTAAGCCTTTCTTTGCTTTAAAAATGCTTACAGGAGAAGGATTTGGGTCGTTCTCGATTGAAGATGCTATGGCAATCTTCCAACAGATTTTCGAGGAACACATCCAGTTAAAATCATTGAAAGATGTATCGGTTGAGTACGACTTGGCCGGCAACGTGATGCAAAAAGAACCCTCTACTCAAAGCAAAGAACCGCCTGTATATGATATTTCGTTAGATGGTGATTTCATTTATGCGAGTTTCATGCAAGCATACGGCATTGATTTGCTTGAAGAAAGAGGGAAATTACACTGGAAAAAGTTTAATGCCCTGTTATCAGGATTGCCGGAAGGTACAAAATTCGTTGAAGTCATCAAAATCAGGAAGTACAAGCCAAGAAAGGGCGACTCTCAAGCTTACATCGATGAAATGATGAAGCTAAAAAAAGAGTACGCCTTGCCTGATTCTGAAGAATACGATGATGAAGATGATGATTACGATATGGAATAGAAAGGAGGTAATAAGATGGCAGATGGTAAGGTTGTCATCCAGGTAGACATGGATGGTAATAAAGCTCAATCGGGAATGTCACGATTGAAAAATATGGTAGGAGGTTTGTCTGAAAGTGGAGCGCAATTAGGTTCTGTTTTCAAGTCAGTACTAGGCGCTAATATCGTAAGTGGTGCGCTTATTTCCGGGATTCAATCCTTAGGAAGTGCTATGAAAGGTGTATTTTCTACCGCCCTGGACGAAGGGGCTAAGCTACAACAGTCGTTCGGTGGTATTGATACACTTTATAAGGGCGCTGAGGACACCATGAAGCAATATGCTACAGCTGCAGCCGCAGCAGGAATCTCTGCTAATACATACGCTGAGCAGGCGGTTTCTTTCGGTGCTAGTTTGAAAAAGGCGCTTGGCGGTGATGCAGTTAAGGCTGCAGAAGCAGCTAATAAAGCGATTCTTTCTATGGCTGATAACTCAGCTAAAATGGGTACTGATATCGGCTCAATCCAAATGGCTTTTCAAGGTTTTGCAAAGGGTAATTATACTATGCTGGACAACCTTAAGCTAGGTTATGGTGGTACTCAACAAGAAATGAAACGGCTTCTGGCTGACGCTAGCAAACTAGAAAAGGCAATGGGTAAGAAGTTTGACATTAACAACTTTGCGGACATCGTTGAAGCTATTGATCTTGTTCAACAAGAACTTGGTATTGCTGGAGTTGCAGCAGAAGAAGCTAAAACTACTTTCAGCGGTTCGTTTGAAGCGATGAAGGCTTCAGCTTCAAACTTTTTAGCCAATCTTACACTTGGAGAGGATATCGGTCCATCTCTTAAGTCTCTCATTTCTACTACCTCAACTTTTCTTCTTGGTAACTTCGTGCCAATGGTGGGAAATATCATGCGTCAGCTCCCTCAAGCTGTTGAGGTGGCCCTGGCAGAAGCTGGTCCTAAAATTGAGCAAGGGTTCAAATCTTTGTTTTCTTCACTTGGAGTTGACGAGGGCGTTTTTGATGTTGTTAAGGACACTTTCCGGGATGTAGTCGTGACAATCCAGTCGCTTTTTGAATCCTTTACTAGCGAAGGAAATGGATTTAAAGATTTACTCCAAGGGATTAGCAATGTAATTACATTCGTAAATGCTGTAATACAGGAATTAGCTAGAGGATTTCAACTTGTCGTAGAATCCTTCGCTAACACAGGCGCTATAAATAGTGCATATAGTGCATTAAAGAACTTATCTGGGGCAGCTGTTGAAGTTGCTAAGAATTTAGGAGAAGCTATTCCCTGGAGCACAATTGGTTCAATCGCTGGGCAAGTAGTGAATTTCATTTCATTACTAGTAAGTTGGTTCTCAAAGTTGGCTCAATCTATTAGCCCTGAGGTTTGGCAGACTTTGATTGTTGGTGTAACAAGTTTTGTGGTTGCTTTAAAAGGCCTTAAAACTGGATTATCTGTTGCCAAAGGGTTGAAGTCAGCATTTGATTTCGGTAAAAACCTTGTTTCGTTGATTACAAATACTCTTAGTCTTACAGCTGCTCAAGCAACAAATGCGGCTGCTAGTACAGCTATGAGTGCTGGAAATACGGCAGTTGGAACTAGTGCAGGAGCAGCAGCAAGCTCTGTCTTGAAATTAGGAGCAGGTATATTGATGATTGGAGCTGGTGTATTGTTAGCGGCATCAGGAATTTATCTTTTGGTTCAAGCTGCCATCCAATTATCAAGTGCTGGTGCAGGAGCAATCCTAACCATGGTCGGTTTGGGTGTTGGAATTGCTGCGCTTGCAGCAGTATTCACCTTTTTAGGTCCTGCTTTAACTGCAGGAGCAGTCGGTATTTTAGCGTTTGGTGCAGCAGTTGCATTAATCGGTGTTGGAGTATATGCCGCTTCGGTTGGTTTAGCGCTGTTAGCAGTTCAATTGCCTGTCATCTCTACTTATGGATTATCAGCCTCAATCGCTCTTGCAGCTCTAGGTGCTTCAATGCTTGTCTTAGGAGCTGGAGCCCTAGTAGCAGGAGCCGGACTGCTTGTGCTAGGAGCAGGTGCTTTGGCGGCAGGGGCTGGTGTTTTAGTTTTTGGTGCAGGATTACTAGTCGCGTCCGTCGGTGTAGCAGCTTTTGGTGTCGCTCTTGCTCTCGTTGGTGTTGGTGTTTATACAGCTTCTGCTGGATTATCAATGCTCGCAGGTCATTTACCAACAATTGCTACTTATGGAGCTGGAGCAGCTATTGGCATTGCTGCTTTAGGTGCCGGATTGCTAGTCATGGGAGCCGGAGCCTTGGTAGCTGGTGCGGGTGCCTTGGTCTTAGGAGCTGGTTTGTTAACAGCAGGAGCTGGGGCAACCGTTTTTGGTGCAGGAATGCTTGTTGCAGCTGCTGGTGTTGCAGCTTTTGGATTAGCTTTGGGGCTATGCGCTCCTTCTATCACAACATTTGCTGAAGCTATTAGTAAAATCATTGAAACTTTAAGTAGTGGCTTATCAAGTATATTACAAGCAATAGCTTCAGTTATTCAATCAATCGGAGATGCCGCTCTAAATGCTGGCCTTGGTTTCAAATCTTTAGCTGAAGGTGTCGTGATGATCACTAATACAGGTTTAGCTGATTTAAGCGCATCACTTGCTGCAACTGCTGCAGGTTTAGGAGCAATTGCATCGCAAGGAGCAGGCTTAGCCATTGCTGGTCAAGGTATGACAATGTTAAGTAGTGGGATGATGATGCTTGGCCAATCTACTGTAATTTTGCAATCAGCATTAATTGCTTTACCAGCTTTACTAACTTCGTTCACTTCTTCATTAACTGGTTTACCAGCTGTTTTGACAGCTACGGCATCGTCAATGACCGATTTCGGATCTAATGTTCAGAGTTCGTTAACTGGTCTTACAGGCTTAGGTGAAATAGTCATACAATTTAACGCTATGCTTATGACGATAGCTCCAGCTACAATGATGGCAAGTACTGGTTTGGCTTCATTCAATGCTCAAGCTACTTTAGCAGGTAATTCCATGCAAATATTAGGAACATCATCAGCGGCTGTTTCTGCTCAAATCGCATCTTTTGGCCTTATTATTGCATCAGCTATGATGGGTGCTACTACTGCGACAAATGTAGCTGGTGGGCAAATGGTGGCAACCATCAGGACGACTGGAATTCAAATGATTTCGGCAGAACAGTCGTGTATGAGCCAGATTGTTTCGGCAGTAAAAAATGGGATGAATAATGCAGTTTCTACTATTCGAAACGGTGGTAGCCAAATGGTTTCAGCTATGCAGTCAGCGTTAAATCAAATGAAGGTTGTTGTTCAAAATACGATGAATTCAATCGTATCGTCAATTCAATCACATGGTGGCCAGATGGTGTCAGCTTGGGAAACAGCTGGGCAACAAATGATTACAACTACACAAAGTTTTGTTAATAATGCAAATAGTTCGTTGAAAGGAATTGGCTCTGGTGTGAATCTATACTCAAACGGCGCTGCGCTTATGAGCGGTTTGAAATCAGGTATAGATGCAGGTTGGTCTCGGATTACTTCTAGTGTCTCGAATATGGCTCAATGGATTAAAGACCATAAAGGGCCTGTGTCATACGATAGAAAACTGCTTATCGAGAACGGTTCGGCTATCATGGCTGGTTTGAATCAAGGTATTCAGACTGGATGGAGAAAAGTCATGGATAACATTTCAAACATGGCAGGAACTATTCAGGACGTAATCAATGACGATTACTCTAATATCGGCTGGCAGATTGGACTAGGTATTTCAGACGGTCTTAATTCGTCACAGGATAAGGTTGCAGGCTATTTAGATGCTATTCGTAATCATGTTAATGATTTTAGTTTGAAATCGAAGAATCTTTTGACTGGTGCGACCGCTACAATGTCAAGTCAATTGAAGGTTGAGGCGTTGAGAGGTAAGACACCAAAAGATGAAACATCTAGCAGACAAGAAGCCTATATCGCTCACTCAACAAGTCTATTATCAGATGTGATTGATGGCTTGTCAGAATTGAGAGAGCAAGTAGCACAAGGCCAGACAATGGTCTTGGACACAGGGGCACTTATTGGCGGTACTGCTTATGCTTATGATGAGGCAGTTGGAAATATACAAACATTGAGAGGACGGCATCGATTATGATTACTCAAATTAAGGAATATATCCAATTCGGTGATTTTAATAGCAAAAATGCTGGCTGGTATCTTCAAAGTAGGGAAGCTCCGACTCCTGATAAGAAGGAGATTGTAGAGAAAATCCCTTATTTACAAGGTGTTTTGGACTTCTCTGATGCTCTCGGAGAAGTTTTCTTTGATAGACGAGAAATCACTTATGAATTTAAACTACCAAACAAAGGATATTCAGATCGCAAGGTAGCTGAACGATTCATAAAATCGAGTATGACGACAAAGTCAGAAAGCAAGCTCTTTGACAGTCACGACCAGCGATATTATTGGCTCGGTAAGGTCAAAAGCATTAAAGTGACAGATGTGCCTTTAAAGAAACATTTGATTGCTACAATTGTTTTTATTTGTTATCCATTCGCGTTTCATGTTGATGATTATTTTGATGATATTTGGGATACATTTGATTTCGAAAATGATTTTTCAAATTGGACCAAGTGGCATATCAATGGCCAAAAAGAGATTTACTTTGTGAATGGCGGTGATACTTCAGTTAGTCCAATAGTCATTTGCAGCAGTGATATTACATTGGTTGATGAAAAAGGCAAAACTTACAAATTCAAACAAGGCGAAAACAATGACTTTGTTTTATCGATTAAATCAGGTATCAACCGTTTTACCGCTAAAGGGAATGGAATGATTTCATTAAGATTTAATGCAGAGGTGATGGCATGAGTAGTAGAGGAGGTTTTGAAGTATATTTTTGGAACTCTTTTCGAGAAATGTTAGCTGATAGAATTTCTGTTGAAAAGAAGGTGATTCATAGTCCATATTCTCGTAAAGGGAATAAGATTCTTTCTGGAACAATTACACAGGCTCAAAATGCAATCAATGAATTTACTTTCACGATGCCAATGCAAAATAGCCTTTACCAAAAATTAGTTCCTTTTCAATCTATCATCCAAGTTGTTAATCTATATGATGATGAAATTGAATTTGAAGGTAGAGTTTTAACTATTTCAAATAAAATGACGAGTACAGGATTCGTTCAAGAAGTTGTTTGTGAAGATTTTCTTTCATTTTTCCATGACAGCGCTCAAAGTTTCCGTAAATTACAAAATACTGGTGCAGAAGCGTATCTAAGAGAAATACTGAACCAGCACAATAGTCAAGTCGAAGACTATAAGAGAATTCATCTTGGAACTGTAACGGTTAACAGTAAGACAGACAAGCCGTGGAGGTATCTAGGTTATGAGCCTACTTGGGATGCGATTAGAGAGAGGATTATTGCTAACATTGGTGGATATCTTACCTTGAGAAGAGAGAGTGATGCTTTCTACCTCGATTGGACTTCCTCGATTGGTGAGAATCAGGACTCGCCTATTCAACTTGGTCGGAATATAAAATCAGCTTCTCGTGAGATTTCATTTGATGGTATAGCTACTCAAATCATGCCAATTGGTGCAGATGAGAATAATAGTCAAAATGAAAATAAGGAAGAACAAGGATCTGATGTTACCAGGAAGCAGATTGACATTTCATCCGTAAACGGTGGCAAAATATGGCTTGAAGATGCAGAATTAGTTGCTAAATTTGGAATCATTCGTAAACCTGTAATTTGGACAGAGATTGATAATGCTCAGGTATTAAAAAATCGAGGATTGCAATACCTCAAAAATCAAAAAATAGCCCTTGCAAAATGGGCAGTCTCAGCTGTAGAAAGATATCTGATTGACTCAAGGTATGTAAAATTCAAAATCGGCAATACACATCCAATTTTGAATGCTCCACTTTCAGGAATTGAGCGCTTGCAAATCATCGAAAAGAAAATAGATATCTTGAATCCTCAGAGCGTCGATTTGGTTATAGGCTCTAAATCACAATCACTTTCTGCTTATCAACTACAATCTCAAGAAGCGATTGAATCAATTGACCGTGTAAAAGCAAATCAAGAGATTAAACGCAGAAAAGAGAGATTGACTTCTTTAACAAGTAAGCTGGAAGAGTTGAAACGTGAGAATAAAGAAGATAATGCTGATAAAATCAAGAATATTGAAATGGAAATAAATAAAATAGAAAAAGAAATTGGAGGTAATTAATGGTAGCAGAAGAAGCAGAAGGACGTTTGAATTTATTTAATGACCCATCACCTCTTCCAAATACTAAAAATATTGCCGTATTAGTTGACGGCATTCGAAAGAAAACAAGAGGTGCTGATGTTCGAGAATCTATCGCTAAAGCCCTTGAAGTTACATACGAGAATGCCTCAAAAGACGGTAACGCTAATATGGAAGTGACGCAGGCTAGAGGTGCGTTTGATTTCTTATACAATCGCTTAGCAAATATAGATGCGCAATTAGATGGAAAGGCTGATGCAGGTAAGATTGCAACGCAATTGCAGAATATGGCTTCGGCAAGTCCTAAGGGTACGTATTCCAATTTAGCGGACCTGAAGCAAGCTAAACCTAATGGTGACACAGGAACTTATATCACAACCGACAATAAGAACTGGAACTATTGGAATGGTTCTAGCTGGGTTTCTGGGGGGATTTATCAATCAAGTGCAGTTAGTCCTATTGATACATTCGCTTTTATCGCAGGTCGCGAGCCTATCAATTTCAATAATGCAACTAAAACCATCGAAGTAAAAGGAACCAACACAGCATTGGTGAATGGAAAGCTCATCATAGTTGAAAAAGAATCTATTCCGTATAGCTCTGATACTTCATGGATTGTTTTAGATACAGTATCGAGCCGAATTCAATTAACTATAAATATAAGCCCAACTCAAGTTGTTGTCGGTGCGCTTTTCGCTAATGGTAATTCAAATCCAACCATTACATTTAACGGCTTACATACTATAGATGGGAAAACACTGATTACCGCTGATGATGTGCCAGCTTTTTCTGGAAATGTGATTTACAGCCCAAATGGAAATATTATCTATGATAAAACAAAGAAAACAATTAAACATAAAGAGATATCTGTAACGATTGGCAAAAATACCTATCATTTAGAGCCCAATGAATTTTCGCTTGGAGGCAATGCAGGTTTTATTGTTTTTGATAAGATATCTTTAACAATGTATGCGGGAGCTGTCGGAAAAAATAGTCAAGTACTTTTAGGGTACTATGACCACAGGAATAGCAATGTGTATCTTAATACTTTTCAATTGGCCAAAAAGGTTAAAAAGATCGCTTGTTTAGGAGATTCAATCACAGAGGGCCACCAAGCTAATGGATGGCCATGGCACCGCTACATCGACCAATGGGCAAAAAATAATGGCATTGAAACAACAGTAGTAAATCTTGGAATCGGTGGCACTTTGATTTCGGATGGAGTTGGAAATACCGTACAGGCATTCGTCCGTCGATTGGACACTATCCCAGAAGATACAGATGTTGTCACAATTTTTGGAGGTACTAACGACTGGGGAAACCATGCTGAATTAGGTACGCTGGAAAGCACAGAAACATCTACTTTCTATGGAGCATATAAGCATATTTTAGAATGGTTAGCAATCAATCGTCCAAATACAAAAGTTATTACTATGACACCGCTGAAACGTTACTATAAAGGATCTACAACAATCTGGAAGAATGCACAGACAGAGCCTAACAATAAAGGTAACGTCCTTGGTGATTTTGTCAGGGCTGTTAAAGAGGTGTCAGACCTTTATTCAGTACCATGTGTTGACTTACATAATGATTCTGGATTAAACCCAGTTTTAGATATTGTCCGAACAAAATTCATGGGAGACGGTCTGCACCCAACTGCAGAGGGTAATAAGAGAATGTACCCGATTATTTTAGATAAGATGCGTCCACTTTTAGAATACGATTGATGAGGTGTATATGCAAATTGAATTTTTTGATTTTTTTAGAAGTGTCGTTCAGACTGAGGATGGTCTTATCTTATACGCTCTGACCTTGATTGTTTCAATGGAAATTATTGATTTTGTGACAGGAACTATTGCTGCTATTGTCAATCCTGATATTGAATACAAGAGTAAAATTGGTATCAATGGCCTACTTCGTAAGATTTTAGGGGTTCTCTTATTGATGATCCTTATCCCGATGTCTGTCCTATTACCTGAAAAGACAGGGTTTGCATTCTTGTACTCAATTTATCTCGGATACATCGCATTTACTTTTCAATCGCTTATTGAGAACTACCGTAAATTGAAAGGGAACGTTACCATTTTTCAACCAATATTGAAAGCATTCCAACGATTGATTGAAAAAGACAATGATACGAAAAAAGGAGAATAAACATGATTAACTGGAAAGTACGTTTTAGCTTTAAAAACAAAACATTCTTATTGCGAGTGGCATTCGCACTAGCTTTGCCAATTCTCGCATATTTCAATCTTAAACTGGAAGATTTGGTTAGCTGGGGAGTCATTTTAGACTTGCTTGGTAAATTTTTTGCAAACCCTTATCTTGTTGGGTTGACAATTGTAAATATCTTAAACATCATTCCAGACCCAACAACTAAAGGTCTGACTGACAGCAAGCAAGCACTTGGTTATGAAAATCCGAAGGAGGACTAGTATATGTCTAAGAAACAAGAAATGATTCAATTCTTCATCGACAAGGCAAATGCTGGCGATGGAGTGGACAATGATGGAGCTTATGGCTTCCAGTGTGCCGACGTGCCTTGTTATGGGCTGCGTAATTGGTACGGTGTGACTCTTTGGGGCAACGCTTATGACTTGCTTGAATCGGCACGTTCACAAGGCTTGAAAGTCGTGTATGATGCTGAATATCCAAAGGCTGGTTGGTTCTTCGTGAAAAGCTATGTAGCTGGTGACGGTGTCAATTACGGCCATACAGGGCTGGTCTATGAGGACTCTGACGGATATACCATCAAGACGATTGAGCAGAATATAGATGGCAACTGGGACTATTTAGAAGTAGGTGGCCCTTGTCGCTACAATGAGCGCTCTGTAAGTGAAATCGTTGGGTACATCGTACCGCCTGAAGAAGTTGAAATTGGCTGGCAACAGAACCAGTACGGCTGGTGGTGGGTTCGTGAAGACGGTACATACCCAACTGAGAAATGGGAGAAAATCAATGACGTTTGGTACTATTTTGATGATAAAGGCTTCATGAAACGTAGTACATGGTTAAACTATAAGGACTCTTGGTACTGGTTCACTGATTCGGGTTCTATGGCAACTGGCTGGGCTCGTATCAATAATGCTTGGTATTACTTCGATGAAGACGGTAAGATGGTAACTGGTTGGATTAAACATAAGCTGACTTGGTACTACCTAGACGGGAAAGAAGGCGCCATGGTATCAAATGCCTTCATCCAATCAGCAGATAAGACTGGCTGGTACTACCTAAAAGAAGATGGCACACTGGCAGATAAGCCAGAATTCACAGTAGAGCCAGAAGGCTTAATTACAGTTAAATAAATAGAAAGGAAACTTTCTAAAATGTTCTTTCACCGCAGGCTTAGGCTTGCGGTTTTTTTGTTGCTTTAAAAGGTTGGATTTAAAATCCAAGAAATGTAAATCGAATAAACGCATTTTAAATTCGTAAAATCATCTGCTTGGAGGAGTAGTGGTTTTGTTAAAAATAAAAACAGTGAAATGGTTCACTGATTCTTTTGTAAACTATTAGAAATAAACTGACACTTTCTCAACTATACGGGCAAATATGAGTATGAAAATGAATACGATGA